AGTTCCTGTAATGCCAACCGTCTCAAATGTAAAAGTCTCTGCAGGAGGAACATTGCTTGTCCCATATGGAATGTAACATTCGCTGTAGAAGTTGGTGAAATCTTCGCGAAGGTTGAAGTCTTCCTCCTTCCTTGCAGTGATGGCGCGAACTGCACCATACGGAGGAATCTTTCCAACAGCAGGAGTGTCCTTGTGGACAAGTCCAAGTATCTCGATGGCATCGGCTGGAAGGTCATAGAAACGGTGCTTCATCTTCCAGTTGCTTACTGCGCCTGGGCTGCCACGATAGGGCTCACGAAGACGTATAGAGGTGGAAGAAAGCACCTGATCAACAAAGTAATCACGACCATTTATCTCAATGATCTGACCTTCCCACTGGTAGGGATAGGAAGCAAGCGCAAGGACAGCACCGGAGAATGACACAGCACGTCTGTTGCTTATCACGTTGGCATTGACTGTCGTCAAATTTGGCTGAGCTGCCACAAGATCAGGCCAGATGTCCATGAAGATTGTCTTCTGTGCCCACTTCCAGCGCTTCTCAGTCCAGATGGCGTTGTAAGCGTCGTTGACAAGAATGTCAAGCTGCTCATTGTAGACGGCGAGTTCTGGAGAATAATCTGTGATCGATTTGATCTTGTTTCTGATCTCAGTTAAATTCATGCGTTGTCCTGCCTTCTTTAAGTATTCTCTCAATCCGCATCTTGATACAAAAAATGTGTCGCCCCTAAAATAATCTAGAGGCGACACACTTACCGTGCCTGACCGGCTTTCTACTGTTAGTTGAAGAGGCCCCTGACGTAGGCCGTGCAGGTGCCTGCAGCGGCGATGGTCAGAGCATAACCAATCGCGGGACCGAGCGGAACAAAAGCGACGCCGCCCTCGTTGACCGATACGGGCTGGGCCTGGCAAGCGCCAGCGCCACCAGCGGAGTCGAGGATGAGAGTCTGGCCGACAGCGGTCGCACCGGTCGTCACGACACCGGTCACAACGCCACGGATGCAGACCTTGATGGGCTGCGGCGCGATGGCGGTGCCGGTCACAGCTTCCAGAGCAACACCGACCACCATCTTGCGGACGGGAACGGAGTCGAAGTCGGCGGTGATGACGGTGAGTGAGGTGAGACCACCTGACGCATCAGTCGCGAGCTTTGCACCATCAAGCGCCACGAGCTGGCCCTTGGTGATTGCGGTCTCGGTGAGGAACGTCTCAACCTGCTGACGGTTGAGAGGGCTGTTGCCCAGCTGAGTATCGGCACCAGTGGTGACGGACTTGCCAGTGCTTTCGAGGTACTGAATGAGAGTTGTAGTTGCCATGATTAGAAAGTGTCTCCATTGAAAAGTAGAGCGCAGCTGGCAAGGTTGTCAGCGATGAGCTGGCCCTTCCAGTAGATCTGCGCGGAACGAGCGGTGGTGCCAGGAATGTACTCGAAGGGAGAGACCGCAAGGTCGCCATCCGAATGCATAACCATCTTGATACCGTCGAAGTTGATGAAATACATGGTGGCTTCAAGGTTGGCACCAGTCGCCGTGTTGAGCGGCATGAACACGTCCTGGACGACTGCGGCATTGCCGAAGGCGAGGGACATGAAGCCTGCATTCAGCTGCTTCTCATCGATGAAACGCTCTTGAGTAAACATGGCACGACGGTAGTTGGCGTAGCCAGCCTCGGAGGCGAGGACAAGCTTTACATCGCCCATAGGAGCGCGGGCCGAAGTCTCAGCTGCAATCTGGTGCATGCCTCTGATACCGTTGGTACCGAAAGCTGCGCCGGCATTGAAGATGCGGTTGAAGAGACCGTTGCCGTCAGGAACCAGGGAACGAGCGAGACCGCCCACAACGTTGGTCTGACCGGCTGCAGTGGGAGCGCCCTGCTCCAGGAAGCCAGTGGCGGTAGCAACACCATTCAGCGTCCCGAGGGAGGTCAGAACAGCGGAGTCGCCGGCAACAAGCTGACGGTTGATCTCACGGCGGAGAAGCCCCATCACGTTGCGCATACGGGCTTCGACAATCTTGACGACAGCTTTCTCGCCACTGTTCTCGAGCTCTTCTTTCTTGGTGATGACGATGGGCGCCACGAAGTCAGACCACTCATAGAGAGCGGGCTGCATGACATCCTGCACTGCCAGGGAGACAGGCTCATAACCAGTTGCAAGCTGAGTGATGGTCGAGTGGTTGCTGACGGCGAGGGGGCGCTGGATTTTTATTCCTCCATCTTCGTACTCGATACCACCGAGACGCTTGGCGAAGTCCAAAAACGGCACGCGCTGGAAGAGTTCATCAACTTCCCCATCGCGGATTGAAAATAGAGTCGAGCTGAGGAGCTCATTAGAAATTGGCATTGTTGCCTCCTATTTGTAAGAACAAGATACGGTTAAATTTCGGTTGTCGGCTGCGCCGGTCCGGTGTCCGCAGTTGAAAAAAGAGGTGACGTTGCCGTTCTCTTCCCCCAGGCGGGAGCACTTGCCCTTACAAGTTTCATCTTTTCAGAAATCTTTCGGCGACGTTCGGCTTCCATCTCAGGAGACCTATTCGCTTGCCATTCAGTCATTGCAATCTTGTGCTGTGTCCAGTCCTGCTTGGTAGCAGCTTCCTTGTTCTTGCGTTTGTGATCGTCAGAATTCTTCATTCCACGACGACTTCCGCCAAGAGCAACCTGCTTCACGTTGTAGAGACCTGAACTTCTAAAAATACCGAATGCCATCTCTTCCAGAGCATGGCGATTTTCAGCATCGCACACCATCAAAACTTCATATTCAAAAGCATTAGGACCGTGCTTATTGAAAGAAGCTTGAAGGTGACAGCTATGATGCTTACCACGACGTAGCATGTTACAATGGTCTTTCCAACGCTCACCAGGAGTTTGCGCAGAAGAGCCAATGTAGCGCTTGCCATTTAGGATGTTTGTGATGCTATACACAATTCCGGTCATCATACTAATATATATCTCTCACTCCTGAAATAGTTAAATTATTTTGCGCCATTTGCTTTATGCCAGAGAAAAGCCTGATAGGCATCCTTGAACTTGGGAGCTTCACCACCACGAACTGCGGTGCCGGTGCTTGTCTTCAGCAGCGTTTCCTTTGCGGCTGCTCGTCCTGAGGCAATGGCTAGGGAGGAGAGCTGGCCCTTAATGATATGGTAAGCGTCCTCAAGACGGAGCTCAGGGCGCTCCATCAGGAGCTTCGCCACCGGCATACGGATGGCATCGGACGTAAGATCAGGATTCTTTGCCTTGAAAGTTTCAAGTGAGGCGGTCCGTTGGGCTGAAGCAAGATCTTCCTGGAGTGGAGCAAGGAGCTCCTGCATCTGCTTTGCAGCCCGTTGGTTGATTCGCTCTTCCAGCCCTTCATCTGACCAAGCATCATGAACAAGAGGAGCAGCTGCACGAGTTGCAACATTCTTTGCAAACTCTGAGGATGTCATGAGCTCGCGGTCACGCTGCAGCTGTGCTCGCTCCTCAGCAAGCTGTGCTTTTAACTCGGCAATTTCCTGTGTCTTTGTGGTGTAGCTTGCACGAAGGTTACCAAGAAGCTTGCGCCCGTTCTCTGGAAGGTGCTCAAGGATCTTCTTGTAGTCAGGCAGTCCCTTGTGGCCGCCCTTTAGCTCAGGATGGTCATCGTAGCCAGCACCTACAAGCTCATCAAGAGAGAGCTCAACATCAGCGGCAACGTCAAGACGATCAACAGTGCCCGTTGCTTCAACAACGGGCGTAGTGTCAGCTTCCATTTTTACATTCTTCCTTTGAATAGTTTATCAGTATCGAGAGGAGCGGCTGGGGATTCTTCCGGGCTCTCTCCTTCAGTCATCTCTGCGGCACCAGTCTTTACTACTTTACGCATGAGGAACTTCTTCATCTTGGGAGAAGCAGCAGCCATGCCAATGCGACCAGCTAAGGACTGCAGACCACTGTCATCAACCACAGTCATCAGATCAATTGCTGCATCTTCAGGGAGGACATCAGCTTCAACTGCATCGCCAATTGCTTTGCCAAACATGCTGAGGAGACGAACAAACTCAGCGGGGAGAGTTGTCAGCCCTTCGATGCCAGTAAACTTAGGATACTTGTCATCAATGCCAAAGAGAGGAGCAAGCTTGTTACTTGCATCAACAAGAACATTGAGTCCCTTAGGAGTGAAGCGGCCCTTCGGAGAAGCAGCAGCGTAATTCTCATCCTCAATCTCCTCGACATCACCTGCACGGCGCATTGCAGTCTCTTTCATCTTCTCAAGGTCCTGGCTTTCCATAGGTGTCATTTTGTCTCCAATAGTAATAGTGATCATTTGTTCTCCGCAGCATCATGGGCGGCTGCTTGTTCTAACATCTCATGTGCTGGGAAAGTTTCACTGACTGCACGAACTTTATCCCCCCCAAACGCCTTCAGATTACTGCGATAAGCTGCAGCAGTGGCATCCAATTTGTCACGGTCAGCTCTTGCATCATTCATGTACTGATCGTAGAACGCATCGCCTCCAAGATCTTTCTCATTGACAAAGCCGCGACTGTTCATTATCTTTTCTTCTTCACGTTTGTCAGCCACACGGTGACCGGCTGAATAGGAGTAGAAGCCGTTGTTACTTAGACCACTATTCCATCCCGCATTCCAGAGCGTGCCAGTTCGAGCAGGCGCTGAAAGGAGAACCTTGCTCATCCCTGAGCACTGTGGACACGGCAGCTCGGTGACTGCATAGGCAACCAGATCCTCAAACTTTCCATGCTGTGGACAACGAAAATCACGAAGTGGCATTAGACACCGCCAATGTTAGTAGGGACCGTTGCAACCGCATCTGAAGGGAGTGCAGTCGCTTCAACTGCAGGTGCAAGGGGGGCTTCTTCTTCTATTAAGAAAGATTCTGGGAGGTTGAACAACCTTACAATCTCTTCCTTGATCTTGCTGAGGGGAACACCAAGGGAAGGTAGGATGGGCGCAAGCTGCATCAGTTGCTGCTTCTGCAGGACCTCACTCATTGGAGTCCCGCCACCATCAGTGATGTAGATGGACCAGTTCGCATCAAGCTTTGCAGTCGATACCACCTTGGCACCGGCTGGTGTGGCAACAACGAACTTGTCGCTGTCTTCGATGAGTGGCAGCAGCATCCGGATGTAGAGGAGGACTGCAGCTTCAATGGCACCATCACGGTCGCGGGCCATCTTGCCAAGCTCGCTTGCCGTGTATTGCATCAGAGCGCTGACTTCAGTTGCTGTTGCCTTGCTGGCCTCACCACGTGTAAAGCCAGCGGTGAGTGAAGCCTTTGCCAGATCCTGCTCGATGTAGTTGAGGTAGTTGCCGTGGTTGCTGGAGAGTGGAACAACTGGAACAACATCGATGAGGCCACCAATGCTGTCAGCGTCAACAGGAATCATGGCACCATCAACACCGCTCGTAATCTTGGCAAGGGCTTCCTCATCGAAAGCGCCCTCCTTGTAGATGAACTGGCGGCTGTCACGGCGGACGGCGTTCGCCCAGAAGGTGCGCAGGATGTTCTTCTCGAAGATCTGGTCATAGAGCCGTGACATTGCTGAGTAACCTTCCATTGGTCTGTCAGGTGTGCGCCCGAAGAAGTAGGGAACGATGTTGCTCAGCTGGCGGCCATCAAAGGTGCTGACTGGAATGGGGGCACGGTCAATGAGCTCCTCACCATTCTTGTAGTGTGAACTCCAGAAGAGGAGCTCATCATTGAGGAAGTCATACATCTCAACAAGCTCAATGTAAAGGAACTCATTAGGTAGCTCACCGGCTCCACCACTGTCACCGTAAGACCGGCTGTTCCTGTCAGTGTTGCGCTCGTAATCGGTAAAGTAGTCACGCTGAGGGGAGCCAATCCACTTCTTGGCACCGAAGCGTTCCGTGGCTTCATCAACTGAGATGTAGTAAGTGTGTCCAACAAAGCGGCTGTCCTCAAATGCTGCAGCATCCCTGTCGAGTATCACCTGCCAAGGGGGAACTGCACGAAGGGCAATCTTGCTTGTGAGTGTGTTGCTCTCCCTGGGGGCAAGCTTGAAGAATGAATGCGTGTAGATGAGTGCCATCCGTGAGGCCGCTTCGATCTGTGTCCGGACAGTCTTCAGCCAATCATTGGCAAGTGTCTTGACGAGTTCAATGTCGCCAGCACCAGTGATATCGGGACCAAACTCCACACTTGGATACTTGCTGAAGAGACTGCCCATCACCGATTCGATGGCGGCATATCCATCAGCCGTCTCCACTCGGAGAGTGCTGTCATCAATTGATACGCCATCGCTGTAGAAACGTGTCATATAGGCGTTCCGATACTTGCGCATCAGTGAACGCTGTCCGTCCCAGAAATCGGTGTGAGACTGGAGGGAAGCCCTGATGAAATGAATGCGGTCCCGTTCTGTGCGTGCCATGCGTCTCCCTCATCTTATATAGTATGCCCAACGACTTCTTTGTAAAATATTTTTTAACTCTTCGTTAATAGCGGCGGTGCTCAACCTTG